TCTAGCACCTAATTCGCGCTGTAACTCTCGCTGTTTTGCGGCCTGTTGCGCCTCGAACTCTCTCTGGCGTTGTGCTTCTACACTTCCCAACTGGCCAGTATAGTAGCCTTGGAGCGCTTGTAATTGTGCAGTTGGTACTTGATAGGTTGTTAGATCCTGCTGGAACTGTTGCTGCTGCAGATTACGCCCTAGCTGTTCGGCGCTGTACATTGCTTGCTGCCGTGCGTTCTCCTGACGCTGATAAACCTGATCACGTATTCGTTGCGCTTGTGCGCCAGTCGGATCGATTCCACGTTGAGCAATCATGGCCTCGGCTGCTTCTTGCTCGCGCCCAAACTGCTCGCGGTTTTGTAGCTCAAACTGCCCCATTACGTTCTGATATGCCTGCTGGTAAGTGTCTTCGTAAGCTCCCGGCTGAAATGCTCCTTGCGCTTGTAGCTGTTGCAAATAGCTTTGTATGTTTTGCCCAGCTCCGGTTTGTAATGAACCAACTTGCTCGGCTGGTGATAGCTGCTGATATTGCATTGGTGTTTGCTCACCAAAGGCAACCACTTCCTCTTCCGGCGCACCGCCTGATCGCTCTAGTCTTTTTTCTAGCTTTGCAATGCGGGGATCTTCCGGGTCTGCTGCACGCAAAAACTCAATACGGCGCTGTATACGCTCCGGGCTTCCCGTCTTTTTGCCCTGCTTTGGGCTTTTAGTCATAGCACTTTTGCGCTTTGCCATTATACCTGTCCTCCGACGTCAAAACGTACTTCAAAACCATATATCTCAAGGCTCTTGTCTTTGTAATTGCCACTCATCGTAATACTTGCACAATGCCCCTGTCCCTTGGCTGCAAACCTATCATATATGTAATCTGTGCCCGTACTCCACCTACTTCCCCACGGTGTGAAGCCAATTTGCCCAGTTGTAGTCCCTACTTTACTCCACGGCGTGTAAAAACCGCCTGTGCTGGTTGTGACCGTTTCGTAAGGTGATATGCGTCTGAAGTCTGTGCTTAATCCGATAGTAAAACCCGTACCACGTACCGTTTTTACAAGGGGTCGTATGTCTTTGAACGCTTTGTAGTTTCCCCGGCTGCCGTAAAACGAAAACGGCATTTCGGTTTTCCACTCAACCTCCTCCCCCTTGTCGTTATAACCGTTCTCGGCTTCGTAGATGACGCCAAGATCCGAACCATAATAGGGCTTTTTGTTTGCTATCGTAATTGACAAGCAATCCCCGTCATCATGCTGCTGAAACTTAGTCCAACCGTTTGAATCTATTGAGTATACCAGCAAGTACGTTTTCAATCCGCTGTACGGCACTTGCACGTATACCCGGCGTCCTTGCGGATAAAACACCCCCTGCCACCTGTTGCTAAACGGCAATCCCTCCGCTGCTGCACTAATCAACGGGTTGATTCGCCGGGATACAGTTTCAACCGCGACTTGCGGATCAGCTTGAAACATTGCAGAAACGGGTACAATACCCTGCTCAGTAAGTATCCAAACATCTTGATTGATTGGGATGAAGGCTCGATACCCCAGCGGCTTTCCAATGTAAAATCGTGCGACAATCTCCCAGTTGGTCGGATCGTCGCCGTTGTAACATAAAACCTCACCTTCGCTTGTCACCACTAAAAACAAGTCTTGTGATGCTGATGATGTTTGGCGCGTGTAACTGCCTGCAAAAACAAGAAAACCGCCAAGCCTCAAAACATAGCTTAAATCTTCTTGGGTAAGCGCTGAACTGCCGACGGTGTTTGTACCGCCATACCAAAAACTTGCGGTGTCCTTTTCGATAAAATAAAGCCTATTTTTGTAACTCGATACGTTGATTAAATCCGCTAGCGTAACACCAGTGAACGTGCTATTCGCAATCGTTCCAGTTGCTCCATCGTATACCTGCACGGTGTCGGCTCCGTTGCAAATAAACATCTTGTTGTTAAATATCTCGGTTTGACAATTACTGTCGGTGATCGTTGCGCCAGTATCCGTTACCGCACCGCTATCAATCGCATAGATCTTTGTGTCAACCGCCGCTATTAGTTTGTAGCTACCGTTGGGCAACGGCATTGCTTGCAATGTTCTTACTGGGTTTGCGTTGCTAGTGTCCTGAAACTGAACATACCCTTTTCGTAAAACGGAAGCATTACCAACGGGTAAAACATTGATCAAATCCAATGCGTAAAAGGGCTCCATATTGTCAATAGGGCTGACAAGATCCAAGCCTCCATACGGCCCCGGCATTGTGACACCCTGCACCGCCATGCGTTACCTCATCCGTTGTGCTGGCGTTGGTTGATCGAAATATCCACCTGTTTCAATGAGGGCTTGCCTTTCACGTATCTGCTGTGGTGATGCGTAAAATGGTAGAGGCCGGTACATTCCTTGCGGTGTAAACGTGCCTGTCCTTAATTGTCCCGGCATTTGATTAACAAATGCAGGGCTTGGTGTTTGCTGTTGATACTGCTCTATTGACATACCTTGCGGTACGTTACCAATCTGAGGGGTAAATGCGTTTGGATCGCCACCTGCTACCATTCCCATCCCTTGCCCGGTAATAGCACGGGAAAGCTGTCCGGCTGTCATTCCCGGCGGTAATGGCGCCATTGCTGGCTGTGTTTGCATGTTGCCAAATTGCTGTCCAAATTGTTGTGCTAAATCTTGCGAATAAGGAACGATTGCACTCATATCAACGGGTAGCCCCGGCGTGTCCTGCTGTCTTTGCCCAGTAATGACATTGGCAAAAGGATCTAACCCTTGTGGCGCTTGCTGTTGCGCACGGTAATCAGCGACAGCTCTTTCCCGCCTTGCGTCACGACGCTGTAGGTATTGCTGGCGTCGCTGTTGCCGTGCTGTAAGCTCTTGCTGTGGCATTTCTGTCGGTTGTGCCTGTACGCGTTGATTCGGTCTAAACTCACGGCCTCTCGCTTGCAGATATTGTTGTCTGCGTTGCTGTCGTGGTGTTAGCTCTCTTAATCCGCCGCCTGTTGGTGGTCGTGACATCATTCCTTGCGCTCGTCTCATTTCCGCCATCGGATCCTCTCTCATTTGCTGTTGATATTGTTGTATTTGTGCCAACCGTTGTCTTTCTTCCTCCGCTGTTGGTGGAGTGTATGGTACACCACCACTCATGATTAAATTAGTTCTAGGATCGGCTAGTATGCTCATACTATAACTCCGCTTTTTTATTATTCTGTTTCGTTCGACCGTATGCTTTTTCAAGCGCTGCCCGCACTGATCCGGCTCGCACTAAATTACCACTTGCATTCCGATACATGCCCGACGATAGCCGATTGACCTCACCAGCTTCCGGTCTTACCTCACGAACCTGTACCGGCTCCGCTCCCTCTGGTGGTACTAACTGACCGGCTGCCGTGAGGAGTCGATTGTATTCAGGCTGCTCAATCCGTCCCTCTGCCAGTCCTTGATCTAAATTGCTCTTCATCAAATCGTAAGTAATACCCTGCTGTGCTGCAAAATGCCGCATGTTTGCCGCGGCTACTGCTGGATCATCTGCTGCATTGCTTAACGCGCCACGCACAAACATCCTCCCCAAAGATCTATTCTTGTCGCCTAGAAACCCGTAGGCTGAAACAAGCGCATCGGATAGCTGCACGGTTGGCTCGTACGCAGTTGGATTGGTTTCTTGCATCTTTTGCATAGAGCTCGTTTTGAGTATCGAACCATCCTTGCCAAAATCCGTTATTGTGCCGTCGGCTAACGTACCTTGAAAGTTCTCGTCTAAAACGCCTTGCTCCTGCAATGCTCCACGCACTGCATCACGTTGTACCTGACCCTTGCCTTTACCAGATCCAAACTTGGCGCCGAGTGTACCTGCTAACGCACCGACGGCTGCTCCAACTGCTGTGCCGATACCGGGGAGAACGGCCGTTCCAATCGCCGCACCAGCACCGGCTCCGCCCATTGCACCAGCTCTATAGCGTTGCTTCCCTGCTGCCATATCGCTCAATGCTTCGGCTGTTTTGTAGCCGCCATATAAACCGGTCGCAATGTTAACACCCGGCAATAGATAGCCGCCTAGTGCTTCTCCCGCCATCTGTTGAGCCGCTGCGCCTGCCAATCCCGATGCAGCTATGTTTGCCCCTCCAGCAACCCCATAAATGCCAGCTCCTAGTTTATCGCCACCTTGTAATGATTTATAAGCCTGATAAAGCTGTAATGCTCCAGCGCCTCCCTGTGCAACCTTCGCCCAGTCTACACTGCTTAAAAACCCCGGATCACTGGCTGCTTCCGCTGGAATTTCTTGCAAACCTGCGGGAGTGTCAATCGTTGCAATATTTCCCTTTACGCTGACAATCTTTGGTGCTGCTGGTGCTGCTGCGCCACCACCTAGATCAACGGTTCCCATGCCGCTAGCGTCAACTGTTGTCGTTAGAGGAGGTACGGCACGCTCGATACTTAATGAACCGCCGCCTAGCGCATCTGCAAGTTTATCGCCGCCACCTAAACCAAACGCCTCCTTGGCAAGATCAACGCCCTCGTTAGCTAACACTAGGCCGCCAATCGTTCCTGCGGTCTGTCCAATACCTGCCATTTGTTGCTTCCTAGCCGCTTTCTTCTGCTGGCTTCTCTGCGCACCAGCAATACCACCCGGCCCAAACGCCTCCTCTGCGGCTGCTGGCCCACTATAACCTTGACGCCGTAGCTCCATGTATCGTGCTAATTGGTCTTGATAGCTCATAACGGTGTACCAAATCCTACTCGACCACTTCGGCCATAAACTTCCATTCTTAACTCACTTCCCGCAAACAATGACTTCCCAACTTTTTGACGTGCGTAATCATCGTTTAGTTTTACCTCAAACCTCGGCACAATCGTTGTCAATCCGTGTATCTCCGCAAACCGCTCAAGCATACCTTGCTCTAATGTTTTCGGGTTAAATATGGTTTCGTCGGTGTCGGCTAAAAACTTGGTATAAGCGCCGGAATAGTATGTCCACGTGAGCGCCCCATCGCTTACACTACCGCTTGTGTGCGTTGGTGGAGTTCCTCCAGTAGTACCGCCAGCTGTGGTCGTGTAGTAGTTACCGTTGTAGAAACAATAGCTATTGTTTCCAAACGCGGTCGATGCAGCCCACGTTTTCGGCTTAATTGTGCGATCAGAAACATACTCGAAAATGACAACATCCCCAGAACTGCCGGGCGTTGGGCTGATCAGTAGTTGATTATCAGCCAAGCCACGGATCTGGAATTCATCGTACACGGTTGGACTTAGTCCATAACCTTCGATATCAGCATATCGCTGCTCACTCATTTGACCGAGCAAGCGCCACCTCGAGGATTGATTCCAAAAAGTGTCGTAATGGTACTGGCTAAAATCGGCTGGTAATGCATACAATGCCTGCCCGCTAACAAACGTGATTGTGCCGCTTTTGAACATCTTGTTCCAAAGATAAGCGTGCGACATCTCTTGGTTTATGCGGTTAGCAATGGCAAGTAATTGCTTGCTGGTAGTGTCCGTGCTACCGACAACGGATGAGCCGATTGTATATCCGGCTTCATCCGCTACGGCTTGCACGTTTTCAAGAAGAGTAGTCAATTATGCCCCACGCTTTCGTCTCGGCTTTGTTGCCCGAGCAATTTCCTCTTCTATCATATCAACATTCGATGGTGCTTCCTCTACCTCTTTTTCATACGTCATGTTTGTGCCTTCGGTTGCGTTGATCCGAGCAATCAACACCTCTAGCTTTTCTTCTAACCGCCGGTTTCTATTGCGCTCGTTTTCAATCGCAGCCTCTAACGCAACGATCCTATTCTGATCCGATGATGCCGCTTCGACCCACTTTTGAGCCTTGACGCAAAACTGTGCCAACGTGCCGATCTTTGCTTTTGCTGCATCCGGCGCTTCCGCCAGTTGCTCAATCGTAAAAAACCCAAAATGGTTGAGTTCTTTTGCCGCACTGGCTGGAATCATAGCCCATTCACTAAGCGGCGTGCCGTCTGCAATAGCTTCTATGCCTTTGCTAAACGCTTCCCACTCTCGAGGGTAGTTTGCTTTATCCATCTCCTCAACACGACGAACGGTCTCGTCCATCCCGGGAAACTTTATGCTCACGCTGGTAATCTCGTCGTATACGGGCTTACCCTCGTTTGCGCTCTTCACACTGTTAAGATTGTATGCAACAAAAAAACGCACGTTAGGTCGTCGACCGCCTGCGTGGTTGGTTTGTTGCTGCTCTGCCATTATCTGATCCCAATTTACCATGATTGACCTCCGAAGGTATGTTACTTTGGTAATATTAAATCACGGATCAAATGTTTGGGACAAGGCTGGATTTATGTTCCCCACTTGTCAATCAAGTAGCTTTCTACTTTCAACACATCTGCCACTGACAGAACGGAGTCGTAATATATAATCTCGGCAATGAACCCAGTTAAGGGTGCTGCTACTCCTGCTCTAGCTCCAATGTATAGAGGATTGGTAGCACTTGTGGTTGTTGGATCTGTTGTATATGAATGGGAAAGACTAACCTCGGAACCATTAACTCGCAAAATCATCCCATCTATTGTCCCGTCAAATTGGTGACAAGTAATTTTGGTTGTGTTGCCAATGCCCCAATATGGCACATACTCTTTTCGTACTACGATTGCGTTTGAACCGGGTGGAGTTCTTCTAACTGCGATAGTGCTATTTACGTGAGTATATAAATACTCTCCGTCGAAACTATTTACCGAGGCGCTGCGCTCATAAATCAATCCGTCAAGCGTCGCCTTATGCACTGCAAAGATTGTGTAAACTCCCGCCGTTAAATTAGCGGTTGCCATAATATCGCTGCTAAAATAAAGCGATGGCTGACCGTTTATTCCGTTTGCGGCGTTGCGCCAAACTGGTTGTACTGCTGCATTAGCTTGTACGGCATCTAGTCCGTTGCCGCTTTGATCCTGCCACGTTTTCACCTGTGTGTTATCGGCAGTGATCGGCGTATCTGTTGCGTCTAATACTCCGGCATCCGACTTTAACCATAAAGTTAAACCTGCAATGTCGCTCGGACTAAACTCCGAAGATGACATTTTGTTACCAACAATTGATGCGCCGGGCAGTCCAATAATCATATCAATACATAGCAACGATATTAGTAGCGTCAGTACCAGTCGCATAACCTTTACTCGCAAATATTGGTAAAATAATACCAGCAGGAACCGTAAATACTACCGGAGAAGAATCGTCTTGTGCTAATACGCTAATGTCACCAGCACCGCCGACAAACAAGGCTCGAACTGCACCCAAATCGGTTGAATCGCTAGGAGTAACTGCTGCTAGTTTCGACGCTGAAAACATAGCGCCGGGATTGGTTGGTGTAAAATTGCTTGCCATAATGCCTCAAAAAATTGGGGAGGTGCTTCCTCCCCTAGTGTTAGGTTGCTTTTGTGAACTTCAGGTAAAAGAACGATGTGCCGTTGCTAACAACTACAAAACAGTTTGTGTCTGCATCGTTATCTTTTACCACGCCAATAAAGCCACTTCCAACCGTAGCTGGTGCGCCAAATGCCGCCGTAAGTTCTGCCGCTGATGGTGTTGTATCGTTAACATTGTCGGTGCTTTGTATCGTTCTGACACCTGCTGCCGTTCCGTTAACTACTACTGCACTAACTCCATCTGCTACTTTATCAGCTAGCTGACTTGGCATACCCAACCCAATTAGTTCCGCTGTGCTTGCCATAAACCCCCCGTTAAATTGGGGAGGTTGCCCTCCCCTTTTAGTCGATTAATTAACCGACAAATGTCCAGTTGATTTAACCTCAACCGTACCAGCTCCAACAAGTGTTGTGAGTCCTACTACGTTCTTAATAAGCGTAGTAGAAGCATCATCGACAACACCAGCCGTGGCTGTTGTTTGAAGGTTAGCATCTGCAGCGTAAGAAGCGGCGGCTTTTACTTTGACTCCGCTTCCTACTCCACCACCACCAATTCCACCAACCCATACCCATAGGTATTCGTCGTTAGCGGCGGCGACTTGCGCAATGCCAACCTGTAAGCTGTTTGACCCAGCGTTTGTGGTTGTAAGCATAGCAGCTTGCCCGTCGTCGCTTATTACCACTGCGGCGTATTGGTCAATCGCTCCACTAGCTTGTACAAATATAAAGTCTCCAACTTTAGCACTTCCAACATCACCAACTACTGCTGGCAACCCTTCGTCTGCTGTGGTGAAAACTTTAGTGTAATTAACACCAAATGATCCTGATCTGCTCATATCTCTACCCCCCCTATGCGTAAATTACAGCTTGTAGCGGCGGAGCCGAGCAACACAAGTTTGCTTCGAGTATGATGATCGAGAACATAGCATCCTGATCAACTGGTCGTTGCATATCTGGCGTTAGTGGTTTGAAATCTGCATCTCTAACCATGTCAAACGTCCAGTAGTTTGTGTTGAGTAGTCGGCATGAATTAGACTCAAGAACTGCTGAGCCATATCCACCGTCGAATACGAAATCTACACCATCATAGTTAATCAAACGGAAACCAGCTTCTCCCTTCTTTTTGGGCGCTTGGATACGCTGAATAGCTGTTAGCGATGAGTGTAGGAACTTCCATGCTGTACGATCACAAACACCCAAATCAGGCATCTCATCTCCACGAGTGATCTGGCTGATCGTGTCTGTGATTGTGTCTTGCACGTTTGCTGCAGAAAGTGTGGTGTTTACAGCCACGTTTCTCGCAAAAGTGTTTGTAGCACGGTCGATTCCACCGTATGTGCCGGATGATGGAGAAGTTGAAACTGCCTTCTTTAGTCCATCAATCTCAAGCCCACCGGAACCTGTTCCATCGCCACGAATTGACGCGGATACGTTGTTCTTCAGTCTCATTGTTGACGCTTTAATCTTTGCTTCAACGAGGTCAAGTAGTTCAGCCTCACCACGGTTTGCACGTCGCTCACGTCCCGAAATGGACACAGGCTCATAGGCTTGCTTCACTTGGAAGATAAACGCTGTCAAATCGTCGACGGCTGTTAGATTGAACGAACTGTACCCCGAATACCAGTTGCCAACGGCTGTGTCGTTGTACATAACAGGTTTTCGAAACTCATACCCTCCGCTCTTGCGTACAACATTACCCTTTTCTTCAAGTGTTTTGAGTACAGGGTTGTGGTGCAGCACAAGATCGGCGATTGCATCACTCTGATCAAAGAGTGTAGCAACCAATGCTTCTTGAATGTTTGCCATGATTGTAATCCCCTAATTTCAGGAGGTTACAACCCTTGCAACCTCCGTCGTAAGTTTTCTCGTATGTCTTTCACTTTCACTTGCGGGGAAGCGCTACCAACACTGCCCGAAATACTTCGGCTTGCAGCTTTCGCTTTAGCCGTTTGCGCCTGCTTTGTGCGTATCTCACGCGGAGCGGTTAGCTTGCGTTCTAGATCCGAAAACACCGGATCGCCCTTTACGACGTAGTTATACGCTGTCTCAAGTATTTCTTGAGAGGAGCGTCCTCCTTGTGCGTTTAAGGCTTGCACAATCGGCGCCATCCTTTCCTCGAGCTGCGACGCGGTTTGGGCATCGGTAGCCGTAAACAAAGGTTTGGTACTCATGAACTGTTGTACCTGATTCAGCGTTTGTACTGCTACCTCTTTCTGTTGCTGCTCCGCCATCATGCGTTGGATTCTTTCCTCGGCGATGCGCTCAGCGTCTTCTTTTGTTAAATAATTGGTCTGTTCTGGCTCCGGCGCGTAGTTTGGCGCATCAACATCGAGCAAATCATCAATGCTAATGCCGTAACTTTGTAGCCACTCAACAGCTGTCTCTTTGGGATTCTTGCGCATGGCTTGATCCCATTGGATCGAGCGCTCGTAAACGTCTTGTGGCGACACGCCTAGCCGTTTGTAGTCGTCCTCGTACTTTTGAAAAGTCTCGTAAAGCGGCTTCGTCTGGCTTTCCAAGCGCTCCAACTCAAGCCTTCTCTTCTCGTATTCTTGGCGGGTTTCTGTGCTCCTTCGGCTCAAATAGCCCTGCAAGATGTGAGCGTTTTCGTTAGTTGGATTAAGAAACGCCTCTCGCTCGGCTTTGTTCATGTCCGACGGTGGCGCCACCGCCCGAGGAGCTTCTGGTGCGTTCTGTTGCTCCGGCTCTTCTTCCTCTTCGTAATCGGTCGGCATCATAGCAGTATCGGATACCGATAGCCCTTCGTCACTTGCATCGAAGTTCTCCTCAAGGCTTGCTCGAATGTTCAAATTGCCGGAAGCCTCCGTTGCTTCTTCTGTTACTTCGGTATCATCATCAACCATTTATTCTGTCCCTCAACTGTTGCATTATATTGTTAGTCACTGCCTTTTGTTGATCGTTGAATCGACGCTCCGGTTCATAGCCACGGTCGTATGCGTCGCCGACTTCGACAACGCCGGCTTCCTGATACCGTTTGCGGAGCTTTGACTTGCTAGTAAATATCTCTTTTGGATTGAGCGGGTTACGAGTTGGTTCCATCTCGTCTTGTATGAAGAGGTCTCGTGCATACCGCTCACGATGCACCTCCTCAATCGGAACAACTTTTTTCTGTTCGTGGCAGTATTGGTAAAGTTTGTGTTTAATCGTCATCGTTTAGCAATATAGCAAGTAATAGTTGATCCACTATGCGTTTGTGATACTTCCCTATATTACTATATCCGTAAGCCTGCATGTTTCGCAATGCCTCTTTTGCTGTGACTGTTCTTGCCGCCTCTTGCAACTCACCTTGTAAATGCTTTGTGAGTAGCTCCTTGCTTTTCAACTGTGTTTGTTTTCGCCACTGCTTTCGCTCCGGATACCAAACATCTGATTGATCTAGCACAATCGGCGCTGTGGTGTACTGCTTTGGGTTGAGGAGGAGAAACAGGCTCATCGGTATTTAATTATATAATTGACCACGAGAAACGGAGGGTTGTTTGTGCCGCTGGTCATTTCAGCGTTGCCGTCTACTCCGCCCGTAACTAGACCAATACGCCCAGTAATTGTTGAACCGCTATAAGATCCATCCGCTGTTGTCCCCTGCGGTGCTGTCGTGTTACTGCTTCCGCCCCATGCGCTGTAACCGCTTGGGCTGTTGCTGACACTTAAATCCGCACCTGTTCCCATGCCGTGGTAATGCGCTGGCACGCTATGATCGTGATCTATCGCTCCACCTGTAGCACCCAGTGAGTTACCTGTACCGCTTGCAGCTTTACCTAGCGGCATCCTTTGCCGTAAATCGGGTAGGTTAAAGGTAGTACTGCCATCTCCTACGCCGTAAGTCGTGCCTAGAATTGCAAACAAAGCTGCGTAATCTGTTCGGCTAACAGCTGTACCGTCGCATAAAAGATACTTATTGGGAGCCGTTGCGCTGTACCACAACAACCCACTTCCTACAGGTAACAAGTCTGGAACGTCATAGACTGGCATTAGGTAAGCTCCGTAACTCGCATTGCACCTGTTGGGCTTGTCTCCCAAATAGCATCAATAACACCGTTGTAAACAGGTTGGGCAAGTTCTAGCGTACTATTTGGCTGTAACTTGTAGCTGTAGCTGGTGGTGCTAGCTGTTGCGCCTAGCTTTACATAGGCTATCTTGTCGGAATCATTTACTAAAATAGCTAGCTTTCTGTTGGCATTACTGGCTAACACTGTAACGCTCGATGCACTTGCGGTTGTGCTTGTAACGCTGCTAGAAGATACGGTTTCTGCTTCTGTTGTTACCGTTCCATCAACAGTAATGCTTCCGCCATCATCCGAAATTGGAACTGCACTTTGATCGCTTGCAATCACAACTGGCAAGCTGTTTGCCATTGTTTCTTGACCAGATACGCCATCAATATCGCCTAGTGCTATTGTGAGACTGCCGCTTGGCGTAACCTTCACGTTAACAAACCCCCCTCCGCCCGCTGATGTTTCGCCAGTAATTACTGAACGAGTTAGCTTTGCAAGGCTGTACTCGTTGAGCGTTTCGTTTATGGGAAAATCCGCACTCGTCGTACCACTCGCAACACATGCGGAATAAAGCGATAAATCACTTGCACCGCTTGTTTTAGCAACGTGAATGGTTATCGGGAGTTCGGGGTTTTGTATACTTGGGTTTAACTGACTGTTTGGTATCTTAATAGTGTGAAATGTTACCCAATTTCCATCTGGACTAAACACCTCAAAATAAACGCTGGCACTTCCGAGCCACGCAAACCGTATGCGATATAGATTGCTGTAAGTAAGATTGATCGCTTCGGGGTTACCGCCACGAGTAAATAGTGACCCAGCCGAGCCGTCTAGCGCATCACCATTCCAGCTTGCGCGTGCTGTAGTTGTATCGCTTGCACCTGTTCTGAGCGTTACGCCGAAACTTGTACCCTCGTATCCGATGAAAAAACCGTTATTGGTGTCGTATAATCCTATGCGCTGAAAGCTGTTAGCAACTCCGGCAGTAAAGGCGGCGGTAAAGAAACAATACTGCTCGTGCGCTGGCCTATACTTACAGCTATAAACAGAAACACCTTTTGCCGATCCAGTTGCGTTTGTGCCTGTTCTATACCTAGCGTGTCCACCGGTAATAGTTGCACTACCACCGCTGGCGGTTGTGTTAGTTATAATATCGCTATTGAATGAATCAAAAAAACTTATCTCTACTTCATTGTTTCTAACTGCTGTTACTGCGGCTCCAAGAACGTCGCTGTTTAGCGTAGCCGTAATT